CGATCAGATCGCCCTTCGTTGTCGTCGGTGCTAACGCATCAAACGCTGCTGTCTGAGTAGTCTGGCCCGTGCCACCGTTAGCAATCGCCACAGTCCCTGTGACGTTCGCTGCATTACCTGTTGTATTCGCGTTAATCGTTGTAGGCAGACTCAACGTCACCGAACCTGTACTGGCCGAGACATCAATCTCATTCGTCGTGCCTGTCAGACTTGTCACGCCCGTGTTGGCGATCGTAATCGACCCAGCACCTTCGGTAATGCTGATCGCCGTGCCGTCGGTCAGTGTGTTCTTCGTCCACAGACTGGTCGACTCGTTATAGATCAGTACTTGGCCGTTCGTTGGGTTCTGCGCTGAGACGTTATGCAGCTCATCCATCTCAAAGCCGTTCTGCACGCGAACGTACAATCGGCCATTGCCCATATTCGCTCGCTCGACCACGCCGATGTACACCAAATGATTCGGTGCATACGGCTTGATGTTCGTTAGTGTGCCGGCGGTTGCGCCCAGATACAACGTATCGCCTGCGCTGTACGCGCTCAAGTCCAGTCCGTCCTGCACGCCTTGGCACAAGATCATGCCGGCCTGACCGGCCGCAATGTTTTCCGCACAAACGCCCAGCGTCTTGGCCGATGTCGCATCGCCCGTGTTGTACGCGAGCTTCACCGACACCCGGTCACCTTGCGCCGAATACATGTAGACCGGTTGACCCTTAGTAATCGTCACCGCTTCATCGTTTGTCGCGTAGGCGTACAAGGTCTGGCCAACATCGGCCGCAATATTGGCGTTCAAGCCGACCGTCAAAGTCTGTTGCGTAGCGTCCCAGTACAGTCGACCGGCTGCGTTCGTAACTGTCGCGCCCGTATCAAACTGAATGAAGTCCGGTGACGAGATGCCACCTGTCACCCCCGTCATCGAGGTGATGTTGTTATTCGCGCCAGCCGTTGCCCAGCTCTGATCGATCTTCTGCCAGGTCGTGCCGTTAAAGATCGCCCAATCGCCCGGCTGCCAATCCGTCACACCGTCCAGATTCGTCGTGCCAGCAACCGATACGATGTAGTAGTACCCGTTGGTACCCACGCCAGAGGCCAATGTAGGTGTGTTCGTTGAGGCATTCCACGTGCCTTGGTAGTCCAAACCACCGGCAATGTCGTTCCACGACAAATTTGTACCGTCTGTCGTCAGATACTTGCCCGCATTACCCGTCTGCTCCGGCAATCCCACCCCGCCAGTGCTGGTGTTGACCACCACTTTCAACTTCTCGGCGATGTCCGGCGGCAAAACTTCGCCGGCATTGATCTGCTGACCGTTGGACAGCTCGATCACCAAGCTGTTATCGAAGTCCAAAAACGCGTTCGTGACCGATACGCCGTCCATGCCCGGCACACCATCGCGTCCTGGCGCGCCGTCCTTGCCATCCTTGCCGTCCCGACCGGGTCGACCGTCCTTACCGTCACGCCCAGGGCGTCCATCCACCCCGGCCACCCCGTCTTTGCCGTCCTTGATGTTGGCCACACGCGTCTCAAGCGTGGTTGCAACCTGTTCAAAGCGCCCTGTGACGTCCGCCTCGATCTTGCGCAAGGCGGCCAAGACCGCCTGCACGTTTTCACCAACCTTTTTCTTCTGAATTTCCTTGCTTTCGCGGATCGATTTCTGGATCGACTCAAGAATCTTGAGCTTTTCCTCGTCCGTCATCGCATCCAAATTGGGGATTAAGCTCATTTCAGTTCCTCCCCGAGCGACTCAAGAAAATCATTCTCGACTTTGGTCAAATTCTCGCGTTTTGTCTCCATTTGGAGCTCAACGATCTTCGATTTGTTCTTGATATCGGCTTCTTTCAGCATCAACTCAGCCAATTTGACCCGCTTATCGAACTCCTGCGAGGCCAAATCCGCCTGATTCGGCAGATTCTGCGTGGTCGCCGACATGATCTTCGCTTCCGTCTCGACGGGCTTTAATCTCGCCTCAATCAGCGTCTTCGTAGCCTCTGCACGGTTCTGTTCGGCCTGCGTCTGATTGACCGCAATCTGCGCTTGCGCTGCTTCCATCGCCAACTGCTGCTGCATTTGCGCCATCGCCTGCTGTTCTGGGTTCGGCTGCGCCATTTGCGTCAACGATTCCATCAACTCCATGCGGTTGGAGAGCGAACTGTTGGCAACGATCCCCTTCAGGATCAACGGCAGCACCGGTGTGTCCGGCCCCAAGGTCTGCAACAGGGCAATGAACTGCGCTTGCTCGTACTCGCGGGCGATGATGCCCAGTGTCGCGGTCGGGATGAAGTTCATATCCACCGACGGATAGCGCTCGGGGTCAAACTGCATGTACCTAAACGCTGCCTTCTTGATGAACGGCATCAAGAAATCTTCTTGGAAGTTCACCAGCGTGCGCTTGTACTTCTTGATGATCGAAGCAACGGCCATCGACATGCCGGCGTTGCCACCGTCACGAGAGACTTGACTGACCATGCCCTGTGAATCCAACGTTCCCGTTGCCTGCAACAGCATCGTCTCAAACCGCTGCGCGGTGGCCAAGTTGTCGCCAGAGCTTTGGCCAAACTTGAACGGGAACAAAATCTCGTTCGGGTTGCCATTGGTCAGGATCGCCTTGCCGGGTCTGACCTCAAACTTCGCCCCACGTGGCAGACGCGTCGCGTCCATCGCCATCATCGGGGCTGACGTCAGCGCTAGTCCATCCAGATGCGAGCGCACTTCTGCGTCAATCGCCTTCTGCATGTTGTACGCCTTCTCCACCGTCCCCCGTCCGGGCAAACGGTTCGGCACCGTATCGTCCTGGTACGACAGCACCGGACGATCCTTCATCATGTACGGGCTCTCTTCGGCCTTTAACAGTTGCCCGTCGTTGGCGATCACCACAATCGCCTCGACCATGTCCTGATAATCTTCCGCTGCCGAGTCTTCCGGGAACAGCTCGACGACGTCTTCGTCATTCCCGGTCAAGTACTCCCGCGGCACCAAGCCGTAGTAGGTCAGAAGCTTGACCTTCTCATCCTGATACGAGCTCACCTCTTGCGTGGGCTCGAGATCGGTATCATCGTAGGTCGGTGTGATGTTGACTTTGCGATAGATGCCGCGCTCGATGTTGCGCACCACCTTGTGGATCGAGACGTACTTCTCAATCGCCACGCCCATGCAGTCGTCGACCGTCGTGCCGTTCGGATCCCACAAGAAGTTCTTCGGGTTCACCGGGACTAATTTCACCGCCACCCGCGGCTTCTCGATCACACCAATGGCCGCCTGTCCGGGCTGACCGGGGATCATTTGCGTGGCCGGCATGTACTCCTTCTCCATGCTGACGACGATCTCGCCGATCCCGGTGCCATAGATTTCGGCTAACAACTCGATCTGATCGATAGATTTTCTGATCTTGTCCTTCTTGAAGTCTTCCATCAACTGGCGCTTTAGCATCTCCACGTCTAGTGGGCTGCCGTCGACGTCCTTCAAGTCGTCTTCGATATCAAAATACTCGCCCGAGCCAAAGATCGCCTCCATGATCTCGGCGTGGCGAGTTTCTACCGCCTGCTGCGTCATCGGCGTGACGAGTCGGGAGCGTTCAGAATCGCGGGTCTTGTCCTCAACGGCCCATTGGCCTCGGAAGATGCGCTCATATTCTTCCCAGTCGGGCAGGAAGTTTATGTCGCGGTAGGTACGCCACCGATCACAATGATCAGTCACGAAAGAAACTAACTCTTTATCGGCCTCATCCGGCTGATCAAAGTCGTTTTGATCCATCTCACACTCCAGCGATCACGTCGATTGGTTCCCAATCATCATCCGCGTCGTCCGCAAAGTACGAGGTTACGGCCAACTGATCCATGTAGGACAATGCATCGGGCAGGTCATCATGTACGCCCTGCGCAGGGAATAGCAGCAGTTGGTCGAGGAATGTTTCCCAGTCGCCGTCTTCGTTTAGCACGATGCGTCCATGCTCGAAACGACCCTGGAGTCCCCAGATTATCCGGTCGGCCTTTTTTCGGTTGCCGTGCGTCAGGTCAACTATGTGCGAATATACATTATTCTTCCGCATTAAGTCACTCAAATACGGCAAAACCGCGTTCTTTAGCGCGCCGCGCTCGATCCCCACGCTCAATGGCCGGTAGTCGCGCATGGCCATCAAAATCTTCGCCGCCGTCTCGCGGATGTCCCAGCGCCCATGCTGGATGTCCTTCACCCACCACGTGCCGTCCTCGGTCACCTTTACAATCGCAATCGCCGACTCATCCAGTCGCTTCTTGGAATTCGCCGCCTGCTTGGCCACTTCCTCAAACCCGGCCAAGTCAATCGCCACGTAGTAGCTGCCGTACTGCGGCTCTGGCCCGTACCGGATCCAGTCCTCTTTGAATACGTCCGAGCCCGCGTTGTCGAAGCTCGCCATGTATTCTTGCTTAAATGCAAACGTCGATAGGGTCTTCTTCGCCGACTCGATCTCACCCGGATCAATCAGTGGGTTGTCCTTGGTGGTGAAGTGCCAGCTCTTCCAGTCGCTGTCGTCTTGCGTCTGCCCTAACTTGTACAGGTCATGGAACCAATTGCGGCCCTTGGGCGTGCCAATGAACAACCCACGCC